ACTACAAGCGTGTTGCTGATGGCATCATGACTTTGCTCGACCGCACGGGACTTCTTCACGGGTATAGCTTCAACAGTTGGAGTGATGTTGTTAACTACGACAACGCCTTTATCGAAGAGTGGTTGGAATCTCCTCAAACCTCCCTTTACTATTCCTTGCAAGTGATGGGAGACGTACAAGATAAGTCAAGTGCATATGCAGCACTGGATGAAGACGACGTTGAAGCTTACTTGGAAGGTCTCCTCGTACCTGAGGAAGAACTTACCTGTGACTGTCAAGAATGAATCCGTACGAAAAACTAATCAATCGAAAAAGAAAATGGACTCCGGTCCAGACAACTGCCGGTACATGCAAAGAAGGTGCGGAGGAAGCGATCCTCCGTGCACTTGCATTAAGGCATATGGAACTACCTGTGGGAGATTTTATTACTGATGCCCTCGCCTCTGAAGTACCAAGCGCTGCACGGGAGATTCTGGGGTCCAATGTCAAAGACGAAGAGAACCACGACCTCGCACTTAGTTACATCGCCAATGCTTACGGCGTTGATGAACAAGCTGAAGCTGAAGCCCTACGGCTTAAGTCCGCGTGGGAGGCACATCCTGATCACACGATCACCAAAGCATTGGTGGCCGAACGTGCAATCTTCTTCGTTCTTCTACCATTCTTTCGCTTTAATGGTGACGCTGGTATGAGAACTGTATCTGCTGATATTAGTCGAGATGAACAAATTCATGTGGCTACCAATAGTCTGGTTCATACTGAGCTGGGGTATAACATCAGTCCTTCTCTTGATAAACTCAGGAAGGCAACTATCAATTGGGTAATGCAACCCCTTGGTAATCATGCCGACAAGTATCTGAACAAAAAATTTTGGTTGGAATCCAGCGATCGGCTGATGTATGAGGGCAAAGCTCCTCAGCTTGCTGAAACTAAAGCCGCTCGGATGCCAGCTTTTTTTGAACATTCAAATGTCAACCTCCCCCAATACGCTTGAGGCAATCCTCGGACCAAACCTTGAGCAGATCTACGACGAACTCGAAGAAATCTTTCCACCTGTTAACCCCACTCCTGGCGATGACCTAAGTCAGCTCATGTATAGAGCTGGACAACGTCATGTCGTCGAATGGTTCAAACAACGAATGCAATTCTAATGTGCTTTAACCAACCTAGACCTCCTGAAGTTAAACCTCCTGCTCCGCCGCCGCCAACTCCGCCGCCGCCGCCAGCACCTAAGCCCCTTCCACAAGATGCTTTGAAGCTTGATGAAGGTGAAAAGACCAAGCCTAATGTTCAATATGGTCGAAAGAAATCTGCTGATGTCCGTGCACGTAAAGGCACTGATGCTCTGAAGATTCCTCTTAACACCCCTCAAAGTGGTGGCAACACTGGAGGTCTAAATGTCTAGTGCACGTATGTGCTACGACCGGCTCTCTTCACACCGCAACTCTTTCTTGAGTACTGCTGTTGATTGTTCTGAGCTGACGTTGCCGTACCTGCTTACTGAAGACACTTCATCAGTTAACTCTCGCAAGCGGCTGCCTCTTCCTTGGCAGTCAGTGGGAGCTAAAGCTGTTGTAACGCTCGCATCCAAGTTGATGCTGGCGTTGTTACCACCACAGACTTCCTTCTTCAAGCTACAGGTACGTGACGATAAGTTGGGTGAGATGGATTCCCCAGAGATCCGCAGTGAGCTGGACCTTTCGTTCAGCAAAATTGAGCGGATCATCATGGATTACATCGCCGCTTCTAATGACCGCGTTGTAGTACACCAAGCAATCAAGCATTTGATTGTCTCTGGTAACGCCCTTGTCTTTATGGGCAAAGATGGTCTTAAAAACTTCCCACTGAATCGGTTTGTTATTAACCGTGACGGCAATGGCAATGTTCTTGAGATCGTTACGAAAGAAATGATCAGCAAAGAGTTGCTAAGTGAGATTGGTTACGACGACAAGAGCGTTGTAGATGACTCTCAGAGCAACGAAAAAGAATGCGATGTCTATACCCATGTCAGGCTAGAGAATGGCCGCTGGGTGTGGCACCAGGAGGTCTTTGACAAGGTTATTCCTGGTAGCCGTAGCACCGCTCCTAAGAATGCAAGCCCTTGGCTGCCTCTCAGGTTCAACACTGTTGACGGTGAAGACTATGGCAGGGGTCGTGTTGAGGAATTCCTTGGTGACTTCCGTGCACTTGACTCACTCAGCCAGGCACTCATCGAAGGCAGTGCAGCCGCTGCAAAGGTTGTATTTATGGTGTCACCATCTAGTACTACCAAGCCAGGCTCACTCGCTAAGGCGGGTAACGGTGCCATCATTCAGGGAAGACCTGACGATGTCAGCGTTGTTCAGGTAGGCAAGACAGCTGACTTCGCTACTGCTGCCAACATGGCTCAGCAGATTGAACGTCGTATTGGTGAAGCCTTCCTGCAACTCAACATTCGTCAGTCAGAACGAACCACAGCAGAAGAGGTACGCCTCACACAGCTCGAACTAGAGCAACAGCTTGGTGGTCTCTTCAGTCTGCTGACCGTTGAGTTCCTTGTTCCATACCTCAACAGGATCATGATGGTTCTGCAAAGGAATGGACAGCTACCCAAGATTCCTAAGGAGTTTGTTCGACCACAGATTGTTGCTGGTGTGAATGCACTGGGTCGTGGTCAAGACAGAGAAAGTCTTGCAAACTTTATGGGAACAATTGCACAGACACTTGGTCCTGAAGCGTTGATGAAGTACATCAATCCTTCGGAGGTCATCAAGCGTCTTGCTGCTGCACAAGGTATTGATGCTCTCAATCTTATTAAGACTGAAGAGCAGATGGCGCAAGAGATGCAGCAACAACAGCAAGATCAGATTGGTCAATCATTGGTTGGTCAGGCTGGTCAACTTGCAAAAACACCAATGGCTGAACAGGCCTTGATGGGACAACCAGAAGAACAACCTATTGAATAATGGCAGAAACACTTTCCTACGATCCCACCCCTGAAGCTGATGTTCTGACTGAAGAAGAACAGGACTCACTTCAGGTAGGTCAGGAACTTAAAGAACAACAGGAGCAACTGCTGGCTGGTAAATACAAGTCAGCCGCTGAGCTTGAAAAGGCGTACGTTGAACTCCAAAAGAAACTTGGAGACAGTACTGAAGAAGAGCAGGGTGAGGCTGAGCCTTCCGAAGAGGAAGCTCCTGAAGTTTCTCCTGCCCGGTCTTTGATCACTGATGCCTCTGCTGAGTTTGCAGAGAAGGGTGAGCTGTCTGAAGACATGATGTCTAAGTTCTCAGAGATGAGTAGCCAAGACCTTGTCCAGGCATACATGGAGATGCAAGCCAATGCACCTCAAGCTGAAGCTGCTGAGCCAGTTGAACTTTCTGATAACGAAGTAAACGCTATCAAGAATTCTGTTGGTGGTGAAGCTGAGTACGACAAAGTAATTGACTGGGCTACCAACAACCTTTCCGAATCACAGATCGAAGCTTACGACGACATCATCTCTACTGGTAACACTGACGTGATCCAGATGATGGTTGATGGTCTTAAAGCTAAATACGATTCTGCTAATGGATTTGAAGGACGAATGCTGACTGGTAAAGCAGCTAACAATAGTAGTGATGTCTTCCGTAGTCAGGAAGAAGTTGTCTCTGCTATTGCTGATCCACGGTATGACCGTGACCCTGCTTACCGCAACGATGTCCTTGAAAAACTTGAACGATCTGATGTGACCTTCCGATGACAACAATTATTGAAGACGGCGGTCGCACAAACATCTACGCAAAAGAACCACCTATGACAATTATGGATGTAACTGAAACCCACAATGAAAAGGCTGAGAAGCTTAATGGTCGTCTCGCGATGCTGGGCGTCATGGCTGCTTTGGGCGCTTATGCATTGACTGGACAAATTATCCCTGGTATTTGGTAATGACTGTACGACCTTACGAAGAAGCTCAGCGTCCTGCTGAGCCTAAAGCGCCTGCTAAAAAAGCACCTGCTAAGAAAAAAGAAACCGCTGACATGTCAGTAACAACCTTCTCTTAATTATGCCATCAGGTAAAGGAACTTACGGAACAAAGAAAGGTCGTCCCCCTAAGAAGGGAGGCAAGAAATAATGGCTGC